TCAATGACAGCGCTCTGGGGTGCAGTAATCAAGTCGTTTCTAGCCCCCACCCTAAAACTAATAATCCTCTCCGCAGTAGAAGCGGCACCCTGCACCAAAGCCATTGCTGCTTGTGCCTGTACCTTCTCTTTACTTGCTTGAGAAGTACCGTCCAGCATGTTCATAGTATGCCAAGTCTTGGCGAACAGGATGCCTTTCTTCTTCTGCTCCTTGGGATCATTAGGATTTTTTTGGAATTTCTCCAACTGAGTTATAACATCACTCATTTGAGAATTGAGAGGGTAAACACAGTTATCTCTGGATGTTTTTAGATGTCCAATAAGAGAGTCTAGAGAGTCTTCGTTTTTCAGCCATTCATCGGGATCAGATCCTGCGGGTCTTACAGGCGAATTCAATGCTTTGTTAACTCTATCGGCGTTCATCTTTTCGCGTTGTCTCGCCGCCTTGGCTCTGTTTACAACCCTAGGATCTAAACCCTTTTCTCGAAAAACATCAAGATGACTTTCATAAACATCATCGGCTTCCCTCGAAAAATGTTTCTTATCACTCAATTGACTTCTCCCAAATTGCACGGGGTTGTTTTCCTTTCCAGGATCCACATTTTTATGCTCTCTAGGTATTAAGTAATTCCCTGTCGCAGGATCATGCTGCCAACCTCTTAACCTACCTGGCGTATGCGTGGAATTTCTAGAATTTAAGTATTTGATGGCATCTTTCTGGGTGGCAAATACTAACGCACTGTCGTTTTTGGAACTCTCAGCTCTTTGACTGGGGCTTGTTCTTCCTCCTGGCATGTTTTCAGGTGTAGTCAGACTTTTAACTAGGTTTAAATCTTTACCTCTCCAAGCTCCGGTAGTTCCTACAAATCCGGAATAGTTGTTAAGTTCAACCATTTCCTCTATTTCCGGTATCATGTACGACGCTACTGTAAGAACTGCAAGCTTTCTAACCTGTTTATTGCTTACAAGCCCTTCCAATACAGCATCTTGTCCAAACGCATGATCCAAAAACTCCTCTGCATCTGCCAGAACGTCCGGATACATTTTCTCAACACCGTCTAGTGACCCGTGAGCATCTCTAATAAGCTCTATAAACTTACTGGTTTTAGCTTCTATAGCTCCCACAGAGAGAGATACAGCCTTTATAATTTTTTCATGCAGAGCATCTTTCCTCCCACCCTCAGGGAGTCTAGTCCACTTAACGAATGCATCAGCGATAAGTGGCGCAGGTTCATCAACTTTGGATCTAATTCCTGACCAATTACTTCCTCCCTTTGCACCGGTTGAAGATATCAGTTGCTCCTTAAAATCACCGCATCTCTTAATACTTCTAGCAGCATCTATTATTTGAAAAATAGGGTTCTCTCCTCCTCCGCCAGTCAAACTTCGCCGAGCAAAGTGAGTCCCTTGGTAATCATTTACCTTTTTATGATCTCGCAATCTTTCTGTTTGTATGCCAGCAGATAGAGAGGGGGGACCACCTTTGCCAGGAGTAAGAGCGCCATATAAAAGTTTACTACCTCCATCCCTGGTAAAAAACCTATTAAGTACTTTTTCCCTTTCTTCTCTACCCTCTACTTCAAAACATCCTTCTTCGCTATTAGCCGCGTCTCCAATCATAGACAAGAGACTTCCAAAGTCATCCATGAATTCTTTGACCGCCTCATCTCCATACTCCTCAGAATCAGGGTGAAGCTCATACACTCCCGCTAATTCCTGGGACCAAAGACTTGCACCTGGCTTCCTTCTATCTTGAATCGAATCGGCTACTATCTGAGTTGCTCTGGCAGATCTTTCTTCTAGATCTTCATCTGGGTCTTTTATGTCTAAGTGGGGGTTTTGGGCAAGATCCACGATTAGAGGTGTAAACCGTGCCATAGTCTGGGCTAAAGCATCTTGGTACATAGGCATTTCGATGCCTTGTCCTCCGGCTTGTGATTCTTCCTCAGCGCCTTCTTCTTCTCCTTGAAGTCTCAGGTTTAAATAAGCGATGAGTTCTTGGGTATTAGCTGTATGCCGGTTACCCGCAAGATCAGTCCATGTAACGGCTTCCGGATTCTCTGGTGATTGAAAAGCGGTAAACGCTTCCCCGGGAGTCCCGGCAGGATCCCCTCTTAACCCTCCGGCTTCAGCCATCTTGAGCAGTCTTTCTAAATGCTCAGGCGTAGACCCGTCTCCCTCAGGAAACTCCCTATTAAGTGCTAAGTCCCTAGACCCTCCTTGTTCCTTTAACAGCGCTTCAGACAGCGAATACCTTCTCTTCCTGAGTTTAGAGTAAGTGTCGAGAAGATCTGTAAGAATATGCATTAGCCCTCAAAAATAAATAGGGGATGTCCCGGAAGGAACATTCCCTATTATAGTAATTTATTTAAAATATTTTAATCAGTACCTGCATATTGCACAGCAAAGTCATATCTCAAAGTGAGCTCAATAGTATGGAACTCATTAGTAGCATAGTTGAACTCTGCAGTCTTCCAAGATTTTGGATATGCACCGTACAGGTAAATCATCTTAACAGGGGTCATAGTATTGTCAAGTTGGTAGATCTTGATACGAGTTTTAAAGCCTCCAGTAGGATCTCCCTGAGTAAAGTTGGGTGTAAATACGCCGTTAATAGGGTCATATGCTGTACTCATCCAATTGAATAAAGTCTCTGCGAGTTGTCCTCTTACCAAATTATCAAAGGTAATGGTTACCTCTTCCGGAGTTACCTTCCCAGGGTAGTAGAACTTATCATTAACCCTGTCAGCAACTATATCTTCAGAAGTAAACCCTATCTGAGTCACTTGCTTTGCTGCCAGTGTTAACACCGTGTCGTCAGTCCCTTCCATTCCAGGAGGCATTGAGATTTCTACTTCCCATTGGAAAGCGCGGTATGATTCAAGACCTTCTGATAATGTTGGGAGATCCCCTACATTAAGAGTCCTGTCTGTTGAGTTTGCGTAGTAGCCTCTAGCCATTAGTAAATGTCCTCTATGTTATATAGTTAGGCGGTACCGAAGTCCGTAGATTGGTTAGTAAGGTTGAGTTCAACAACGAATACTTCAGCAGTTTTGGTTGGTTTAATAAGTATCTTACACCACAATTCTCCTCTATCAACTCTTAAAGGTGTGTTAGTGGTTGCGTCACAGACGACACGAAATTGTGTTATCCCTCTTCCATTTCTAATGTTATTAAGAAGTGGTTGTGTGACGTTCACCACGCGAGTCCAAGTAATCGGATCGTTAGGCTCAAAGACCAAAGGCCTCGTTGCAGCAAGAAGAGCTTTTCTTAGGGTGATCATAAGTCTCCTGATGTTTACTCTGTCTAGAGCTGTAGGAGTCCTTTGTGTGGTTTTCTGCCCCCAGATAACAATACCGTCTCCAGCGAACTTGACAATGGGATTTACACACTGTCCTGCAGCGTACATGATATCCCTATCACCTTGATTCAAAGGAACTTCGGTATCGAACGGCCTAGTCAAACGTCCTCTTACCAGCCCAGCAGGAGCAGACCATGGGTTTGCAATTCTATCATTATCGCAAATAGCGCCAGCAGCAAACACCGTGGGATCCACCCACTGATCAGCGGCGCTGAATGTGTCAAAGATTTTCACCCAAGGCCAGTACACAGCAGCATATGAGCTGTTCAAGGCAACAGACCTTCCTGTGCCTATTCCATTCGACCAATTGACCGCATCCTGAGCAGACCCTAGTCCCTTTGGAGGTGAAAGAAGTGCAACAAAGTTCTGGGAATTCTCAGCAATAGTCACCAAGTTATTTTGAATGGTTTGGTCTGTAATCCCCGGCACACATGCCATGGAAATATTAAGAGATTCATCGTCTAGAGCATAGAGTCCAGTCTTTTCGGCTACATTTCCAATGAAGTTACCTCTTATGGTGTCGTTGAAAGATCCATTATTATCGGACAAATCTCCGTTGGTGCCTCCTGCGAGGCTAGAAACCCCTTCAATAAATTTAACAAACCTAACTGTGCTATTTTTGGCTTTTCTATTACCACTATCTGTCCCATCGGTGGTGACTACCTGACCTCCTGTTAGGGTCCAGTTCAGGTCCCAGGAAGCAGGGAGAGTCCATGATTCCGCATATGTTTTGAATGGAACATTACCCATGGTTGCGGCACCGTTATAAAATGCAGCTTTGACGAACTGAGATTTAACGTCAACAGTTCCGGCTTGTATTTGTCTCTCAGGAGCAAATTCATTATCTACAAACTCCATTGGGAAACTTTCCTCGAAACCTCCGTCATTAAACACTTGGAACAAAGTTTGAGGTCCAGGCTTCAATTTTGTCTTAATTTGAACTCCGTAGTACTTGGTGGTGTTCTGATTGGTTATAGAACTATAATTGTATCCTTTTCCAGCCCACAAGGACTGAGTAAAGAAAGTGCCTCCGGCAGCGCCACCAGAGACGCTGCCTCCATAAGCCATGGCGTGGCTATGATACCTCTTGTCTGGGTCGTTATTTCCAGAAACTTCTCCAGTTATGGCAGATACCGGACTCAATACGGGGCAAATGGCGTCCCTAGAATCAGAAGTTGTTCCACTCTTAGCGAAGCACTCTATGGAAGCTCCTGAACCAGCGTACGTTCCGACAAACCATCCAATTGGTCCATTTCCTGATGTAGAAGATACAAAAGTGAAGGGGAAATCCTCCAACTGTCTTCCAGCCATTGCCTTTGAAATAGCTCTGCCTCCAGCTTGTCTAGTTCCGGCAGCAGGAATTGACTCTGTCCATTTATTAACGGGAAGTTTATACCAATCACCCTCTCTGTTGTTGGTAGGTGTTACCGAGCTCGACACATCATTGGTTACTTTAAAAAAGAAATCAACGTAATTATCACTAATACCCCCTGCTTGACCCCCTTCAACTCCAATAGCAGGACAAATCCCATAACCACAAGCAGCAGATGCATCTACTCCGGACTCGTTAATTGCGCGAACATAGTAAAGAGAATTAGTCTTAGTTAAGAGTTCTAAGGCGCCAAGAACACCTTGACCACCAAGTACCCGGTCCGGTCTTCCGAATTCTTGCACTAGCTGTGCAGCGCTTGTAATTAGTTTAGCTTTGTTGGGTTCTCCTCTGGAGGCAAAGCCGACTACACCGGCAATAGT